ATGTGTATGTCGGTGATGTTTTGGTCGAGAAGCGGCGGGTATTTCCAGTTGACCGCTTCAATCGTCCATTGGTTGTCGGCAAGGCGTTTGATTTTTCGGGGGGCGTGGCTCCCGTGGGCCAGATACATGATGTCGTTGACTTGGACGTATTGGATTTCGCGCAGTTGCGCTTCCAAGTAGGGCGACGGGATTTCCAAGACGCCGCTAACGGGCTGGGCATACCACTTGGCGGCGTCGGTGGAAAAGGCTGCGCTGGCCGTGTGCGCCTCGACGCAGATGTAGGTTGTGCCGGAGTTGGTAACGAAGTCGCCCAATTTGTAGGCGGTTGCAGTAGCCCATGCGCTGGCGGCGGGGTGGCTGACGATGCTGTCGTTGCCCCAGAACCGGATGTATTGGTGGCCAAACTCCAAGACAAAGCGGGTGGTCACCGAAAAGTTGAATCCGATCAGACGGCACCGCTGGTTGGCGTTCTTGGCCTCGCCCAAATACTCGGTTCCGGCGCGGCGGTAGACGCCTCCGTAGGGCAGGACGATCATGTTTTCCAGCGTGCGGCAACCGGAACTGTATTTTTCGACGTCCGTGCGGGCGTCCATGTAAGGACTCAACTCGCCTGCATTGAGGGCGGTGACGAGGAGATTGGGCATGGCTTACTGGCTGGACGGGAACTTGGTGTATCGGGCGGCGACGAGGTCGCTCTCCACCCACGGCATCTTGCGCCGGAGACGCTCCTCAAAGGCGTCGGCCATGCGGGCCTTGGGGCCGGTGATCGCCTCGTATTCTTGCAGCAACTCCTGCGGCATGTTTCGACTGCCGGTCAGCGGGCCTGCCAAGCGCGAGGCCAGCATGGTGGCCAAGGCGTGAACAAAGAGCGGGTGGTAGAATGATCCGTCCTCCACGCGGGCCACATACCGGATGTTGGCCTCCTCGGCGTTGGTCAAAAGCTGGTCGCCTTCGACGCTAAACTCCCCCAGCCTTTCGTTGGGTTCGTAGCCGTTGAGTTGGACGACGCGCAGGCAGTCAACCGGCAACTGGTAGGCACTGGCCCACTCGCTCTGCGGGGCGGTAGCCAGTTGGTTCAAGGCGGCGCGGCGCATGGCAAAGTTCCAGCGGTGGCCTTGCAGGACTTCGTCGCGGGTCTGGGCGTAGAAACGGTTGCAGAACTGGGCCTGCTTGGAGTTGTCGGTCAGCGCCATGATCGGGCTGATGCCCAGCTTGGCCAAAGCCAAGTTGCAGATGGAGGTTTCGTCGGCCATGAAAAGTTAAAAAGGTGGCAGACTATTGAAGCCGGTCTGCCAGCGGCTGTGAGTTCCCGTTAGGGCATGCGGAACGCGAGCAAGAAAGAAATCTTCTTGCCAGCGGTGAGCGCATTGGTGCGCGTGATCGCCGCGGTCACTGTGCGGGTGTCGGCGGTGATGGCGTAGCGCGGGATGACGCTGGTCGCCACTGCCGCGGTAACGGCCTGCGAACCGGCGGTCGAACTGTTCAGCGAGATCGAAGTCGCGCTGTAGCGATCAACGTCGGAAGCATCCCCGATTGTGGGGATAGCAACCACGGAGCCGCCCAAGGACGCCTCGTTGTTGACGCGCCAGAGTTCGGGCAGGGGGATCGCGCCGACGGGCAGAACAGCAATGTTGATGCTGTCGCCGGTCGCCGCTTCCGTGCCGGTGGCGGTGTAGGTCGCTTGCGCCCAGACGACGTTGCCTTTGACAAGGTCGCCGTCCACGCGGTTGCGGACGTTAAGCTCCAGATTTTCGGGAGCGAGGTCGGTGTAGAACGTAGCCATAGTAGTATTCTCCTTTGGTTAGTTGTTGATGATTAGAGAACCTCGTCGGCTGCGATTTCGACGACCTTCTTCTCTTCCATGCGGGTCGCGCCAAGGCTCGCCACCGTGCGGATTTGCAGGGCGTGCGACTTGTCGGCGCGGATGTCCACATGCACCTTGCGACCGGCGTCGGCCAATTTGAGGCCGCTGCGGACGTAGGCGAAGCAAGTGCGAACACCAGTGCTGGAGTTGTAGGGAAGCAAGGACGACGCCACGCGGCGGAACTTGAAGCCCATGAAGGTGTCGAGTTGGCCCTGCACCAGCGCCTTCACGCTGTTGTAGTCGGCGCTGATCACCTCGGTCGTGCGAAGCAAGTCTTGGAGTTGCTTTGCGCTGACCACGATGATGCGAGGATCGCTGTCGTCCACTTCTGCATCGTTGAGCAGATAGGAGGCTTGGCGGAGCTTCGCAATGGTCAGACCGCTGTTGGCGGTGCTGCCGGTTTCGACGTAATCCACGGCGACCTTCTGCCCAGCGGGCAAGGCAGTCGCGGTGACGCCGGTTTCGCCCGTGTAGGCGTTACCAAGGGCGGCATCGATGATGACCTTGTCGCAAGTGCGAAGGTAGGCCATCGCGTGGTTGTTGACCGTCTCGGACTGCGGCAGGCTGACCTCACCCAGATACTCGGCATCCCACTCGTCAAAGAGGGTGGCATGCTCGTAGGGATACGGACGGAGCCAGCGTTTGGCCAAGGCCACATCGCTGATGTTGGTGTCAGAGGCGCGGTTGGTGATCTTGGTCATTTCGACCGCGGCCATTTGGTTGAATGTTTTTTCTTTGCCGCGAACGGACTCCACGGACACGAACTCACGCAACTTGGAAACCTTCTGCTGGAGGAGGTGTTCCCAGTTGGAGGTGAACTCCGTCGTGAAATACTGCGGGATTTGTGCAATAGCAGACATAGTTTTTCTCCTTATAGTTTTGACTAAACCGGCATCGTGCCGATCTCGTCGGGTTGTTGTTGGTTTCTGTCCCGCGGCGCTACCGAGTATCCGTTCGTGACGGGTCGTCGGCCTTGGGTTGCCGTCGGGCAGGCTCAACGAGGAGGTGTCTGCCTAACTGTGCGCGAGAATTGCGCTGCGCCGGAAGTGGCGCAAGGGTTTAGTCAAACATTATTGCGGCATGTCGCACGCTGCGCTTTAGTGCAGCCAATGAAAGGAGAACGCTCATGCACAAACCGACAGAACTCGGACTGTATTACAGTCCCTACGGGGGAGTTGGTCTGGTCGTCAAGCGTCTCAAGCCGGAGGGTTCCGCGGAACTTTCCAGCTTGTGGCGTTTTTTCAAACGGCTGGCCATGCTTCTGGCTTAATTGACTCTACCGCTGCCCTTGCAGGGCAATGTATAGAAACGCGAAATTGCTAAACATGTAACCGGCAAAGACCGCGCACATGGGGTGGTTGTTTTGCATGTAAAACCCAAGCGCGGCCCAGCCGTAGCAAAGGGTGCAGATGAGCAATGGGACGAAGGTCACGAAATGACTCCGTCGTTGTGACGGGCTAACCAGCTACAGACTTCGCTGACCAGACGCCCGATCTCGTCCACGCACTCCTCGTCCAGATCGAAGAGACGGGCATGGATCAATTCATGGCAGGCCAGTTCGATCCCGCGGTGGCTGATCGCGTTGGGGTGAATGTAGATCGTCCGGTCGTCCTTGACGCACAGCCCGTCGTAGACCTCGCGGGCCGGTGGGCGCTGGATTTTGACCCGCCACGGCTTGCCGTCGATGGCGACTCGCTTGGTGGGGATGCGGCGGCTCATTTCGGTCGGTAATGAGGGACTGGAAGCGGGCCTCGTCCGGTTTGGATGCGAAAACTTTGTTCGTCCACAAGCCCCTTTTGCTTCGCGCTGGCCAAGCGGTAACGGGCGTTGGGCCAAGAGGTGTTCCAAATTTCGGCCAGTTGTCGGCTGGTCAGCCATCCGTCCGGCACTGCATCAATCTGCGTTTTGCTTTGCGAAAGGACGTCGCACCACGCCTTGAGTTGCTGGTCGGCTTTCACAGCGGCAGTTCGTAGTGCGGATCGAAGACCGCGATGTTGACGATGCAATGCGTCCCGTTGTAATGCCCGTAGGCTGCGGCGTGCCTCCATGCCAGCGTTTGCCTGCGCGTGGCCGCGTATTCGATGTCCAACTTCACCCCGCAACCAATGTTGTAGCCAATGGCCTTGGCGTGAATGCGTGCGCTTTCAATGGCTACACGGTGGGTGTGACCCATAACCACACTGCGCCCGAATAGTTCCGCGGCGTCCCGCACGGCGCTGGTTCCAAAAAGCGATCCGTGGATAAACGCGGTATCGCCCAAGAGAAACGCGCAGTCGGCATGCACTCCCTTGTAAGGAATAATCCGGCACTTCATTTTGTCCGCGGCGGTCTGGATACGATCCAAAATGCCAATGGCCGCGTCACGATGGATGCCGCTGGCGCTGTGCTGCATCTGCGACAGTCGCGCCTCATGGTTGCCGAATAGGAAGACGTTGGGGCGCAATTCTTGAAGAAAAGACAGCCCCTGCAAGACGTCGTCGGTCATGCTGGCCCCGTAGTCGGGATCGGTGCTGTCGCGCCGCGCACCGGCCCGCATGTTTCGGACATCGATGGCATCGCCCAGATGCAGGACAAAGTCCGGCTTCCACGCTTCGCGCAGTCGCAGGATGGCGTCCAGCGCCCGCGGATCAGCCTCTGACCCGTGGGTGCATGTGCAGGCCAGAAACTTCTGCCAGCCCTTGGTCTTGTTGGCCATTGGCTTAACCGGCGCTGGTCAGCATCCGGCGCACTTGGTCAACCACCTCCGCATCGCCCTCTTGGTAGCGGGCGTAAAGCGGGTTGGCTTGGTTGGTCATGATGTCACGCGCCCGCGCACGGGTGCTGGTCACGCCGGTCTGATCACCGGCCACCAGCTTGTCGTCGGAGAGCTTCTCCGCGAGGTTGACGATGGCCTTGACCACTTGCGGATCGACAAACCCTTGGGAGGTCGGATCGACTCCGGCGGTCACCGCGGCGCGGCGGGCCAGTTCAATTTTCTCCGGCATTTTGTCGCCCCAGACCTTTTGCAGTTCGGCGCGACCGCTTTCCAGTTGCGCTTCGATCATGCCTGCGGCGGCTTGGTTCATCAGCGCGGCCCGCTCCATATCGAACTTCATGAACTCCTGCATGGCGGCGGCGGGGACGTTGTGCTTGTGGGCCAGTTCCGCGGCACGCTTGGCCACGTTGTCGTCCCATGTGATGCCCTCCGGCAGTTGCTCCGGCTTGAGGTTGTAGCCTTCGGGCGATTCGGGAACGCCAAGAGCCTTGCGGTAGGCGGAAATTTCCTCCGGCGTGGACTTTTCGTTGGGGGGAACGATGGCGTTGGCCTTCTTGCCCAAGAGTTGCTCCAAGCCGTTGAACCCTTTGGCCATCGACTCGACGTCGATCTTGTCGTTGCGCCAATACTTTTCGGGAACCCAGTCGGGCTTTTCGGTTACTTGGGCCGCTGGCGCGTCGGTAACGCTGGCGGGCGCACTGGAAAGGAGTGTCCCTTCGGTTGTGATGTTGGTGTTAGCAGCGGGTGCGGTGGACGCGGGAACAGCGGCGCTGTCCGCACTGGTGCTGGTCGTGGTGCTGGTGCTTGCATCAGTCATGGTGGTTGGTGTTGTTGGTTGGTGTTTTGACTAAACCCTCTTTAGCGGAGGACTTCGGTGTTGGGCCTCTCGACGTCGGCATCACCGACGACGGGAAGGGAAAGTTTGTGTTCGATGAAAAGCAGCACCTCGCGCTGGCCGTCGCGCAGGGCCGCGGCCACGGGGTCATAGGCTTGGTTGAGGCTGCGCTCAAAGGCGGGCCGGTTCATGCGGAAGTAGGCTTTCAAGTTGTCCAAGACGACCTTCCCGTCTTCGCTTGCGAAGCAGCGGTGGTAGGCGTTGTTGATGCGCTGAAGCGATTTGCTGCGCTCCAGTTCTTTGTCGGTCGTCATGCGCCGGTCGCTTGGTTAAAGAGTCGGCCAAGGGCGCTGTCCTGTTTGACGCTGCCTGCCTTGCCTGCGGCCTCGGCCATCGTGAGAACTTCCTGCTGCTGCTGCATCTTGGCCTGCGCCTCGGCGCGGGCGGTGCGGGCCTCTTCCACTTCGTCGGCCTCGGCCAGCCAATCGGCGGGCAGACCGTCGTTGCGGGCTGTCTCGCGGGAAATGACGTCCCACTTGAAATTGTCCAAGACCTCCGGCCTCACTTGCGCGATGACCGCGTTGCGCTCCATTGTCCTTGCCAAGGAAAGGTTCTGCATCGCTCGGATGGCCAAAGCCACCTTGCTGACGTAACTGACCTCCGGCTCCGGTATGATCGGCTGGCCCATCGCGTCCATGAGGATGGCGTCCGGTGGCGGCGGCAGGAAATGGCCGTTGCGAATAAGAATCCCGAAGACTCCGCGCAGCATGGGGGAAAGCAGTTCGGTCGTCTTGCGGGTGAACGAGGGGGAAAACTGGACGAGCTTTTCCGAAGCGCGTTCGGCCACTTCGGTCGCCGTCATGTTGGGCCGGTCAAGGGAGGCAAACATGCGGAACATGTCCACATGCATGGCCATGTTGATCGCGCCGGTCTTGCGGTTCTCGCGCTCCAGTCCAATCTGGTAGTCGCCGCCGGTCGCCCATTCGGTTGGCACGGCGTTGGGCATGGTGGGGTCGAAGTAGGTGACGCCCCCCGATCTCAAATCGACTTCCCCTTCGTGCGTAGCGGGCATGAGGAGACGAGGGAAGGCTTTGATCTCCGCGAGAGCGTCAAGCTGTTTGGAAAGGAAATTGAGTTGGCGGGCTTCGGGCAACGCCATCCACGCGGGCGAGACGCCGTAGACGCCCTGCTGGCTTTTGACATGACGACCGGCGAAGAAAGGCTTCTCGTCGTAACCGCTGTTGCGGCAGACATGCTTGTTGGTTTGGTCAACGTAGACCGACGCCCACGGCTTGTTTGGGCCGTCCTCCTTGCCCCGCTCGCGGTCTTTCTCGTCGCGCTTGTAGACCGCATGGACAAACTTGTGCTTCACCGTGCCGCCCTTGCCGGTCGAACGGATGGTGGCCAGTTGCTTCTTCATGGCCGGAGCCAAGTTGTCCTCGCCAAACTTGTCCGCGGCTTGCAGGACGGTCAGTTCCAGTTCGCGGAAGACGGTGTTGATCAGCCCCTCGTCGTCCTCGGCCAGTGAATAGGTGCCAATGTCGAACTTGGTGAAGACCAGCGGGTGACTCATCCCCTTCTCGACGAACATGCAGTAGGTGCCGAAGACAGAGTCGTCGTAATAAAGTTCGTGGATTTCAGTGTAGAGGTTGCTGGTGGCCAAGAGGAGTTGCGTGGCCTCGGAGCAGCGGGAATACCACTGCTTGGCCTTGTCGCTCGTCACGCCCTTGGGCGGCTCGTAGACAAACCACCGCGAGTCTGCCGGAGTGATGTAAGCCAACTGCCCGTTGGCCAAGGTCGCCGCGGCCTGCACGGCAGAGGTGTCGAAGAGAACGTCATGCCGCGATGAATCCGGCACGCTGCGCTTGGCGCTGATCTCGGCCTTGCGCGGCAGGAAGTATTCGGCCAGTTCCTGCCAGTGCGTGTCCCACGGCGCACGCTCGGCAGCGAGGTCTTGGTTTCTGGCCAAGACCCAGTCGGCTAGTTGCACGTTGTCTTTCACAGCATCGGGTCTTGCAGGAAAATGATCAAAAGCGTGACGCAGGCCAGACAGGCTCCAAAAAGCAGGATGTCGTCCGTCGTCATGCTTTGACTAAACCGCGTTTAGCCCAGCAAGCTCTGACTGCCCGTGGCGGGATTGCTGTATCCGCCGGTTTCACCGGCAAGGATCGATTTGCGGTAGCCTTCGCGTTTGATGGCGCTCTTGCGCTGCTGGTTGGCCGCATCGCTGGCGCTGATGTTTTGCACTTCCGGCGGCGGTGGCGGCGGGGGAGGAGGAGGAGGCAGCGGCGGCATCGCTGGCATTTCCATCTTGGGCATTTTTTGCTTTTTGCCCCCGCCGCCAAAGTGGCAACGGCAGATGACGTCAATCTTGGAGGATGTGTAGTTTCGCATATTTTTGGATGAGTTTGTCGGTCGAAAAGAAGGTCAGCGGATGCCCGCTTCTTTCCCATGCGAGCAGGGGAAGATAATAGGGAATGTGGCGCAAGAGTTTTTTGACTAAACCCTGCAAGCCAAGGTCGTCGCGCAGGGCAAAGGCGTAGACATACCACGCATCGCAGTCCTCTTCGCGGAAGCGCACCCAGACGTCGTTGACCATCTCCTGCGGAGCGGCGCTGCACACCGGACGCGCCATCATCACATACTGCGGCGTGGAGAAAAAACACCCGTGCGCGAGGTGCGCGAGCATGTCCTCCTCAAACGTCCGCGGACTGTCCGCGGTGTAAAGCATCTTGCATTTTTCGATGGGCGTCATCGGCGCACAATCGTCCGGCGGTTGAAGTCCAAGTCGCGGATGCCGGTTGTCACTACGGTCGGGCGCGGCTTGGCAAAGCCGGTCTTGAGCATGCCGGACATCTCGGCCTCGGCAATCATCCGCAAGGCGTCCGCGGCGTGGGACGCCCAGTTGTGGACTGGCTCGTTGACCACAATGCCGGTGGCGCTCGACCGCTTGTAGGCATAGTTGGCCAAAGCATCCAACCCACGCTCGCAAGCAGGCAGACGGAAGCTGAAGCGCGGAAACATTTGCAGACACGCATTGATCCCCACCCAGATGTCATGTGTCCTTGGCAGGACGCGCACGTTGGCCAGCCCCGCCTCGGTGTAGACTTGGGCGTCGGCCTTGCCGCTGGTTCTTGTCGCCGCGGCATCGTGCGGCAGGAAATGCGTGCCGTAGGGATAGCCCTTGCCCATCATGTGGGCCACGCGCTGGACAGGCGTCATGTCCATGTCCATGTCGCAATCGATGACGCGAATCTCGTTTCCCCCGATCACTTGGAAATACCAAACGACCGTATTGACCGGCGACCCCAAGTCCCACGCGGTATGGACGAGCGTGCTGTTGTCGTATTTGAAGGCGCTGATCGCCCCAGAGGCTCGCAGCTTGTCCAGTTCGCCCGCGTAGATCGCGCCCTCGACCGGCGACTTGAAGCATTCGTCCAAGGTGGTGGGAAATTCTCTAAAAATAAACAGACCCAAGTCGCGTGACTGCCGGTCATACCATAGGCGCTGCTGGTTACTAAAAGTGTGGCCTGTTTGTAACTGCATCTGGTCAAGGTATTGGCTAATGGCTGGACTGATCGTGGCCACATCGCCCTCGACCACATAGGTCGGGTCTTTCCACCACGGGAAAAAGACCACGCGCCAGTCCTTGTCGGTCTTGGCCGCTTCCGGCGTCTCCAAGGCACCCTTGACGATTTCCCATAGGTGGCCCCCTCGCCCACCCTTCCAAGTGGTTTCGATGATGATCCGGCCATGCTCGGCGCTGGGGATCGCGCCGGTCAGAATTTCCTCACTGCGCCGCGGGTCGTCCGCTTGCGTTACGCCCCATTCACTCAAATGTAGCCAGTTGTTGGTGCCACCGCGGGCGCGTAGACCGGCGAAAAGGGCGCTCGGCGCATCGCCGTTTTGCGTCAGTTCAATGACGCTACCACTGTCGCGGACAAACTCGTAACGCTTACGGATGGGTTCCGGTAAATGTTCTATGGCGACTTTTACGATGGTTGACAACTTGCGCTCCGCATCACTCGCCGTCTGATCGACAATCGACGCCTGCACGCCTTCGCTGAAAAGAAGTTGGTCGGCCAAGAGTAGATCGATGGCCGTAGACATGCCCAGCCGCCTCGCTTTTAAGATGATCAGTCGCTTGCATCCCTCGTTGAAGATCATGTCGTAGACCCGCTGCTGCTCGGCCCGCGGCACAAACGGAACGACCGCGCCGTCGCTGGCGCGTTTGATCTTGTAAAGACTGGCAAGCCGCCGGAGCGGGTCGGACAGGTCTTTAAGCAATTGCTGTTTTGCGGACGATGCCAAGCACTTCTCCCAGTTCGTCAGTGACGTCGTGTTTGACCTCCTGTTTCTCGGCCTCGGCCAAGCCAAGGAGCTTGACCAGTTCGCGCACGGCTCCAGTCGCGGCGGAATGGTCGTTCTCCCTGCGGGCTGATTGATAGGTGTCCTTCAAACAATCAACAGCCTCGCGCACCTCGGCCTCTTTCATGGTCATGCGGACGTCGCGCACAATGGCATTGGCCGCGCCAATATAGGTATAAGCTGTCCGCGGGCAAACCTTCCACTCACTGCAAGTTTTTGCAACGAGTTCAGAGTAACGCACGCCATCGATGATCCAGTCGGCAATCACATCGATGCGCTTGTCTTTTTCGGTTTGAGAGGTCATGTCGTGAATCTTTTTTACTCTGATGGTCAAACTAAAACATTGACCGCGTTTTGACTAACCCGCTCTATCTTATTCGGCTTCGCTTCGCTCGCCTCAACTATGGTTTTTGGAAACGGATAATAAATGTGCGTTGCTCCGTCTTTCGGATGATCCCTAAACACTTGGTCATCCAACTCGCACTGCAAATTTTGCAGCGTCTCAAATGCCCGCCTTGCCAGCCTGCCTACGCGAGATGTCTTGCCGTAGGTGTTGGGCAAAGCGCATGCCGCTTTAATCAGTATTGCTCTGACCTCGCTGATTTGCCGCCCCAGTTCTTGGTGTTCGGCCATTGTTAGTTTTTTTACCATTCGTATTCCCTCGGTATTTCCTCCTTGAACTTGTCCGTCGGTATTTCGATGACCGGCTCGTTGTCGGCGCTCGTGCGTCCGGTGGTGCCGGTGCGGTTGACGTAGCTGATCTCGTAGTGGTCGCCGTTGATTCGGTGGCTGAAGATGCCGTCCTCCCACTCGACGAGCAGGACGGTTGGCAGCACTTCGGCAAACTGCTTCGCGTGGATGAACTTTTGCAGCGACCACATGAAGGTCGGATACTTGTCCTTCGCGTTGTTGCGGTGCCTTGCCTCGACAAAGCAGACCGGCTTCCGGCCCCGCATGAACATGCTGTCCACGGGGTAGGCTTTGGAGCAAAACGCGGTGCCGAAACCGTGCTTGGCGGCGACGGCTTCGACGATCCGCGCTTCAGTGCGCCGGTCTGCTTGTGTCTCGTGCAGGATCAATCAGTTGACTCCTTGGAATAGTTGCCTGCGCCTTATCTCGACATGCACCTCTCCGTGGTGCGTTGGGCAAAGCCATCGAACGTCCAGCGGGCGCGAATAATCGTCGTGGTGGGCGTGAACAGCGTCACACCCGCACATTTCGCACGGTTGCTTTGTCAACAAGCCTCCGCGAATAGCCATCCGCACAGCTTTGTGCGCTTGCATCTTTTCCTTATTTGCCGCCTGCCACTTCAGCGCACTATGCGCGTTGTATTCAAATGGCTTTTTGCCATGCAGCGCTTGGTGCTTTCTCCTGTATTCCCTGCACTTTGTGCGCTGCTTGTCCAATCGCACCGGATCGTTTTTGATCGCTTGATGCTGAAGCGCCATTCGCTTTTTCCACGCCTCATACTTTTCAGCATCTTCCTTTAGTTTGGCGTGGTAACGCTTCAACTCTTGCGAGCGACACTGCTTGCAGTGTGTCCGCAATCCGTCCGACGTCTGTTTGTGTTTGTGAAACATGTCGAGCGGCTTGATCTCTCCGCAACAAGCGCAGGCTTTCATTGCGCTAAAAAGGGATGGATTGGTCGTCATCCGCGTCGGTGATTCTTGGCGCGGCTGGTTTAGGCGCGACGTAATCAGTTTTTTCTTTTGGCTTCCACGGAGGCCCAAACTTTAGCGAGAGGTATTCCTGTCCGCTTTTGCTCGTTTGGGGCCACACGGATATTTCGTAGTCGCGGCCTTCGATTTTGACGGGGCCGCTCCACTTTGGAGCTTTTGGATTATCGCTCTGGCGCGGGAAAGCCGCGCCTCGGTTGTCGTCGTTGTATTGCATGTTGTGTTTGTGTTTTTGATATCCAGCGTGCCGTTGGGCAGTGCTGAAATTTGATCGCTGCGGAAGTGGCAGATCGCGCCGTCGCGCTCCATCGCGCATGTCCAGATGTCGTTGGCCAAGTTGCTCTCGCGGCTGACGATGATCGCCCAGCCGTAGCCAATGGGCGTCTCGACGGGGAACGGGTGTTTGAGTTCCAGCATCATGGGAAAAGGTTCCGGCGGGCTTCGATTAGCGTCATATCGAAGCGGCCCCCACACACTAATGCCCCTTGCATGCGTGAGTTGACGCAGCCTATACCGCCGGAAAGTTTCATCGTCTTTTTGTTTTGACTAAACCGATACGCCGAAAGTGTTGCGGGTTGCGATGAATCCAAGCGATGACCTCGCCGGTATTGTGAACGTCGGACGCCCAGACGGCGTTGTCCGAAACAAGTGGGCAGTGTTCGCACAGGATATTCATCACCGCGGTTTCGTCGTCCTGCATGGCGTAGGCAATAAAGTCTTCAAGACTGTTGGCCATGTGGTGATTTTATGGGTGTGGTCAAATGGATTCATTGCACGAACTCCATCACCATTTGTGGCCTTTTGTCGTTGCGCGTAGACAAGCGCAGATACCGCTCAAGTTCTTCCAGTCGATCTTCCCCGCCCCGCATCCATCCTGTGCCGTCACAAGACTCGGCACCAGCATCGTGCGCCATCCACAGCAGGCGCTCGCTGTTGACCCTACCAACGTGAACGCGGGCGTGATGCTCGGTGAAGTGGCGAAGGTTGCGCCATTTCCACTCGGTCGAACCGCCCACAAAGACAACATCGGCAGACAGGGGAACATCGTCCGTGGTCATGCCGTCCTGCACCACGAAGGCCAACGGCACGTTGATAATGTCCTTGATCCGCCTGTGCCACTCGACCCACTTGGCCTTGGTCGCTTCGGCATCCGCAACCACATCGGGAACAGCGACCCATAGCGGGCGAATATGTGTTTTGGCGCGGTCGAGAAGGTCAATGAACTTCTGCTCATCCCACTCGCGTTTATTGAGCCACGCTCCGAAAGCGCCATTGTCCAGCGCGTAGGGCATCCACGACGGCGGCTTCCGCCACCCATCGGGCGAGATTAGCCAGCCCAAACGATTCGGATACTTGCCGCACAAGTAGCCGATTTGGATTCCGCTGTTATTTGTGGGCATGACCAGCATCGGCAATGGCTTTCAGTCTGACTTGGCACGCACCGCATTGGCCGCACGGCTCGTCGCCGCCCGCGTAGCATGACCACGTTTCTTCCAGCGGCACGTTTAACCGCCACGCAATATCGACCACCTTGGCCTTGGTTCGGACGATGTAGGGCAGATGCACCTCCATTCGCCGCGTGTGGCAGCACCGCAAAGCAAAATTGAGGTGCTTCATAAAGTCGGCGCGGCAATCGGGATAAACCTCGGCATCGTCGCCATTCACCGCGCAGGAAACCGCCGTGCATCCGTGCGAAAGCGCATAGCTTGCCGCCATTGCGATCAACACCATGTTGCGGTTTGGCACGATGGTCGGATGGCCCACAAGCGGCTGGCCGTCTGGGTTGGTCATCGCGCACCGATCAAACAACTGATGCGGCAATGTGATCTTGTCGTATTTGACGCCCAGCTTGGCGCAAGTCGCCTCGGCAAAGGTCAGTTCTTTGATGTGCCTTTGTCCGTAGTCGTAGAGCAGGCAATGGGCTTTGTGGCCTTGATGCAGAAGGTCGTAAAGGAGGGTGGTGCTATCCAGCCCGCCCGACATGAGATGAACGAATTTAGCCATATCAATTCTTGGTTAGGATCACGTTTGAGGTTGGTGTTTCGCGGACTTCGACGCGGGAAAGCAGCGGCAATCGCGGCTGCAATTCGCGCCAAAGCCACGCGGAGAGGTTTTCGGCTGTGGTCGCGCATGGTAGGATGTCGTTGAGGTTGCGGTGGTCGAGTGATGCCACGATAGGTTTAACCACGGCGCTAATGTCCGCGTAGTCCTGCACCCACTCGCCGTCGATTGGGCCGGATACGCCAATCAGCACTTCGTAGCTATGCCCGTGCAGTCGATGGCATTGATGGTCTGCCGGTAGATGCGGCAAGGAGTGCGCCGCTTCAAAGCGGTAGACTTTGGTAATCTCGTATTTCACGCCGCCACCACCCCTTCCAATTCGCTGATCCGCTGCCGGATTTGCGCGACCTCGGCCTTGGCCTCCGGCTTCCACTCGGTTTCCCAAGGTGTCTGCGCTTTATGCTGTCGCAAACGCGGATCACCCTTCATTCGCTCCAGCTTCGCTTTTAAGGCGTCGATGCCTTGTTTGGCATCCCAGACCCCCTTGGGTTTAGTCAAAGCCTTGGAGGGGCGTTTACGCGCAATCTGGGCGGCTCTGGCTTTAAGGTTGCTGCGCCAGTTGGCAATCGGGCGTCCGTTCCAGTCCGTCCACTCGCCGGTTGGGGCGATGGCGCGGGACTCATTGTCGTGCCAGATTTCCTCCGCGATGTCTTCCTCGACCATGAGCATGCTGGCTGCAACTTTGAATTGCTCCAAAGTAGGAGTCTGAACGACCTCGGCAGGCGCTGACTCTTCCCCTTCCATTCCCTTTACCTTTCCATTCCCTTTCCCTTTCCGTTCAAGGTCAGCTTCAAGCACTGCTTCAAGCTGTGCTTCGGAACGCGCTCTGCCACTGGCCTTGCCGCCCTTGGCACCCGCCTCGCGCTTGGCCCGCAACTCCGCTTCCTTGCTCACCGGATAATGGCAAACGAGCAGATCGTCGCCAGCCCACTGGTAAAGCTGTGCTTCAAGCTGTGCTTCAGCAGAGGTAATGCCACAGGTCTGCTGCCACTGGCGGCATTTCCATGACCGGCAGTTGCGGATAATGCCTCCGTTTTCTTGATCCGCGCAGTAGGCCAAGAGGTTAAGCCACGTTGCGCGTTCCACCGGCTCCGCACCGACGTAATCGGGCGAACGGAGGATGCTGATTTCGATGTTAAGCCACTTCATTGTCTCTCCTTCATCGTCACTTCCAGATACGGGTCGCCCACGCGGCACTTCTCGACGACAAGCTGGTCGATCAGCGCATCATCTGTGAGCCATCCCGCGGGTGTGAGGGCGTCTAAAACTCCTTTTGTGAGGTTGTCTATGTCCGGTCGCACGCCATGCACCCGCTCGTTGGGTCGGGCCTTGGTCACGCGGAACGCAAACTTCAGTTTGATCAGCACCGGAAACTCAACCGGCTTGCGCGGGGCGAACTTCCGTAGCTGTGCGACGAGCGCGTTCTGCGCGTCGGCTACTTTCTTCTTGGTGAAGAACATGGGCTTGCCTCCGCGGACGAAGACGCCTTTTTGCTGGGCGGTGACGGTGGGCGGGTCGCCTTGAATAACTGCGGTAATCATTGTGTGGGCTTCTTTCTGCGCGGTGGGCGCGGTTTGGGCGTGGTGATCCGGCGCATTACGAAGCCGGTTGGTAGACCGATTTCGATGAGAGCGGCTTGGAGGTCTTGGTCGGGAACCTCTGGGCCGTGCTTGAGCATGTCGTCGAGCGCATCACTGCGGTCGGGAACCAGCCGGAGAGAAAGGCACTCCCACCAGATGATTCGCGCCGCGGCGTGCCGCACCGGCAGCGCCAGCGTCAAAAGACGCTGACGCCACTCGGCGGGCGTGATGCCCTTGGCCCAGTAAGGGACGTAGGCTTTTTCGCTCATTAGAGGACGCTCTCCGCTTGTTTCTGCGCCCACGCCGGAAGCGCGAGCGTTGTGATATCGGTCGTGAACGACGGCCAATGGTCTTCGGCCATGCAGTGCTTCACCGCGGCGAGGTCACGCTGATACTGCTTGCGGCCCCACGCGATTGCATCTTGGTCGAGCGCGTAGACGGCCACCGCGTATGGCGGTGTCTTTTCGACGCACACGAACAGGAACTCGGTCTTGTCCATGCCAAGCAGCTTGGTAAGGTCGAGGTAGTAGGCGGCTTGCACATCGTAGCGATAACTCGCCACGCTCTTGGCCATCATGTCGGGATCGGCGCTCTGGCACGATTTGATGTCCACAATGACGTTGCCACCCTCCGGCAGAGCATCAATGCGGGCCTTCCGCAAGACGCCGTCTTCGCCACTTGCGAATAGCGAACACTCGGTCTTCGCGTTGGCCAAGACGCGCTTGACCGCCGGATGCGCCCAGACGCTGTCACGCATGCCGGTAATCGTGTCGGCTTCGTCTTGCGTGATGATCGGCTGGGTCTGCGCGGCCTTCCACTCCTTGCCCTCTTTAGTGGCAAAGTTCATGCCCGCCGGTTTGATGACCCACGCGCCGGAAACCGTCTCCGGTTCCAGTATTGCGCGGTGGATCATCTGGCCCAGCCGCATGGCCGGTGTCGTTTCGACGCGGAGCAGGCCGTCGATGTATGCGCGAAAATGCGCGGGCGTCCTCGGCGGCGCGATGTAGTCGAGCGCCGATTTGCTGATGCCCTCGGCTTCGCGGTATTGCTTTTCCGGCAATGAGAGGATGCCGGTGTTCATCGTGTTGCCTCCTCGTAAGCGTAGTCTAGCGGCGTGCTTTCACTGCGGCGTTGAGCGAGGTCGTCGAGAAACTCGCGGACACGGTGATGCTCCTCGTCGCCTGTGCGGTCGTGGTGTTCGGTATTGAGGTCGTTGACGAGGCTGTCGAGCCACTGCATCGCCCAGACCAAATCGTTGGCGATTCGGCCATGTAGATGCAGCGGGGACATGGTTTCGGTTGCGGTGTTCATTTTCTCCACACCTCCACTTGTTCGACTTTGACTTCGACCAGCGCGTAGTCGGCTTTGCCGCGCTCCATGTCAGATATGACGTTCTGCAACATCCATGCCTCGGCGGGCAGGACGTAGGGATTGGTCATGGGTCGGTAACCGGCCTCTTTAGCCGCTTTGGGCAGAATGATCCGTTTCATCGTGCCACCTCCGCGAAAAGTTCGCCGGTTGACTTGTCGTTAAGCGCGGACTTCTGCGCGGTGTCGAAGAACTCCGCGGCGGTTGTCGGCTCCGGTAGCACTACGCTGGACGCCACTTCGCGCCCGCGGGCAACCTTCACTTGGTAGTCGGCCACCTCTTCGCGGATGCCCAGACCGCGCAGTGCGTCGGGGAAGGCATCGCGCAAGGCCCAGCTACGCGCCCGCATCTGAAGCATGCGGCTGGGGTATTGCTGCCACGGCCCCGCCTTGCCCCACAGGCCCGCCTTTTTGGCGTCGGCCTCGGAGAACGTGCGGACGACCGGCGAGCGGTCGCGGCGCTTGACCACGCATGTGGCGGTGTTGCCCTCGACCTTCTCTTCGATGTCGAGGAACGACGGGTGCGCCGTCGCAATGGCCAGCGCGGTGTCTCCGTAGACCACCGGCTTGCCGTTGACGATGGCGATGGACTGAAGCGCCTGCATGGGCGCGAGGCCCAGTTCCAGCCCGTGCTGGACGGCGACCATGACGGCCTCCGGCGAGCTAAAGCCTTTCGGAGCCAGTCCACTGTTAACGACGGCCTTGCAAAAGCGGGCCATCTCATCGAAGGAGCGCAACTGCACTCCATGTTGGTCGAGTTGAATCTCGACGGGTTGGGTCTTCTGGAGAGCCAGTTGACCATTTTCTGCTGTCATTGTAGTTTGTCCTTTCATTGTGTTCTGACCCGTCGGCGCGGCATGCTGCGTCGGCGGGTTTTGTTTTGGTGTGTGCATGCCTAAAACTTCATGCTCCGGTTGCCGTGGTGACGCAGCAGCCAGCGATCCCACTTGTGGTTCGCTTCCGACTTTTCCCAGCCGGACGTCCATCCGGCGGCGTAAACTCCGACAAGGCTGGCCAGCCACATGCCGGTCAGTAGCAAGACGATGAGGTAGTCCATTAGATGCAAACCTCCCGTTGATCGGTTTTACGGATGACCGCAACGCAGTCGCGGATCGTGGTGCGCCACGCATCGTGGTGACGCCATTTCCAGATCGTGCAGATGTATGCCTTTAACGAGGCACGCACCGACACAAGTTCCAGCAGTGTGAAGGCTGGCAGTTTGTATGTGGCTTCGGGTGTGTTCATTGTGTTTTTGTTCTGCGGTGTTGAATGCGTTGGCACATTGCCGACGCGAAAGTGACCCAGTTCGGGTTAACGTCTTGGCCCTCGTCCGCGAGCCACTGGTGAATGGCGCGGAAGCCCCAGCCCTTGCCGCGCAACACTTCGACGGCATCGACGAGTTCGTGGCTGTAGTTGCGTTGGTCGCCGCGGGGTGCGGCGTGGGCTTTATCGACGAGAGTCATCGCCGTCCTCCCTTGGACTGTCTGACAGTTGCGGGCGCAAAAAAGTCCTCAAGGGCTTTGACAACTTGGGGCGAGAACCGGCGGCGCTCGGACTTCGCATCCGCGGCCAGCCTCAAGGCGAGGCTGCGCGGGAACGATATGGTTTTTCGGATGGTGGGTTCGGAGTTTGGCATCTCATGCCGCCCCCTTGGGCAAAGGGGCGGGAGGGATGTCACAGCCCCTTAATCGTAGTCGTAACTACTCTCATAGGCGTGATACTCCATCTCGGCCTCGCGCTGCGCCGCAAGGTAGTTGGCGAGCGTGTAAGGCTGGTCGCGGTCAACGTCCCAAAACTCATGCGTGGTTGTGTCGCTGCAATCGTGGTTGCCGCAATCACAAGGCACGGACGCAGGCACAACGCCGCTGTCGGTGATCAACCCGTCGATCTCGCGGATGAGGCGCGATAGCTCCTGCTGCGCTCGGTCGCGGGCAATGGTGAACGCGATCTCTGCCTCCGCTGCTTCGGCAGCAGTCGAGCCGCAACGCGCACGCTCGTTGTCGTGCCAGCGATCAAAGGCAACGTCGGTCTGCCAGCGCGGATCGTTGTCGTCGTAACCGGAGTCGAGATAGCCCCTGCACAGCAAGGCGTCAAACGACTCGACGGTAACCGCAACGGCCTCGGCAATTTCCTTCAGATAGCCCGAAGCGTTGGCAATGATGAATGTGATATACGGCAAGACGAGGCGATTGTTGCGACGGACGCCGTTCACTCCCTCGTTGATTTGTTGGATGTGGTTGTAGTTCATTGTGTGTGGATAGCTGACGAATAGTTCATCAACTGTCGGACAGTTTGCATGGAGACTGTCGGACAGTCAATAGGCAAAAATAAAAAAAGTTCGGGGGGCCGAAATTATTTTTTCCGGCTGTGCTTGTAGGTCGTGTTCTCGCGCAGGAACTGCCGCGCTTCGGGATAGCGCGTGGCCAGAATCTCCAGCGTGGCTCGCGTGAAGTCACCGGCATACTTTTCGTCGGCCACCTCTTGGATGCGGGCCGTTAAGTCCTGCGGCAAGGACAGCGTCTTGCGGATGCGATCCGCCGCCCTCCCATCCTTCGTCGTTTTCTTTTTCATGTTGGCAACTGTCATGCACTGTCTGCCAGTTGTCAATGGCGCTGGCCAACAATTCGGATGGGGTAAAACCCTCATGCCGTGCGATTTGCAATATGAGATCAATAA